GAACTTCTTTTATGCCCTCCATGAGCATAAAGACTATAAGTGGAATCCAAAAATCGGCGCAGATAACTATGAGCGGTTCAAAGTGCATCACCGGCCGTCATGGTGCAATCCCCTTGTAGATGACAAATGGTTGCGCGGTGAATATAGAAAACGCTCTGCTCTTTCATGGCGTCAGGAAATCGAAGGCGAGTTCGTAGATTGGTCTGGCATTTCATTATTCCCGAACCTAAACAAACCTGTCGATCCACACCCCCGCTATGACGCGGTATTTGCTGTCATTGATACCGCGATGAAATCCGGTATCGAACACGACGGAACCGCGTGCATGTGGCTCGGCTACTCAGACGTATTCGGCCCTGACAATCTACACATACTAGATTGGGAAGTGACAAGCCTTGACGCCTCCGGTCAATACGACTGGCTGAAACGCATTCTCAACCACGGCGAAGCTTTGGCCCGACACTACAAGAGCCACCAAGGGTTCACTGTAGCTTACATCGAAGACAAACAATCCGGGATCGTATTACTACAGCAAGGTAAAGAGTCTGGGCTTCCCGTCGAGGCCATTAATAGCAAATTTACGGCCTTGGGTAAAGATGAGCGCATGCGCATTTGCGTTGATCCAGTGCATGCCAACCGCGTCAAGTTTGTCCACGAATCGTTTAACAAATTAGTGGAATTCAAGAACGAATCGAAAAATCACGCACTTAAGCAAATTCTTTCTTACCGCATTGGCGACAAGGAAGCGTACAAACGCGCCGATGATTTGGCCGACTGCTTCGCATATTCCGTGATTCAAACCCTCGTCCCTGAATTATCCAATAAAAATAATTAAGGACATTTTATGTCTGCACCATCATTCGCTGCTGCGGATACTCAGGCGTCCGGCCAGCCCGACAATTGCGTTGATGGGTTTGAGCCTCAACGTAATACGCAGCTATACAACAACCTCGTCAACGAGGTTATCGAGCCGGGTACGGGCCTCTCCTACCAACTGGCAAAGCAAATCTACCTTGAGCACCCTATGGGGCAGCGCGCGGTAGATAACGTCATCAATCTGGCATTCAGCCAAGAGCGCACTATCTCCGGTGTCCCTGAGGACGCGAAGAAGGCGTTTAAGAGCGCGTGGGCCGCTGCACGGGCAGACACCGCCATCAAGAATTGCGCGCGTCACGCACGTATCTACGGCTTGGGAACGCTCGTAGACCTCGGACAAGGGACGTTCAAAATCTACGATCCGCTGCTCACGGCCGGTTCGATGGTCGGCAACATCAGCGAGCCGCTAGCGCGGGACTTCCTGACGCCCAACGACCCGGTTGTTCGAGACTTCAAATTCACGCCTCAGAACTCCGTCGTCGCGTTCAACGGCACGCCGATCTACCTGGCCTACGCCCAATCCGCGTTCGGGTACACGGGCCGCTCCGTCTACTACAACATGCTTCCCCAGCTCGCCGCGTTCCTCGTCTCTATGGAGGTGGACGCGCTGGTACTGAAGAAGTCGGGCGTACTGGTCGCCAAGACGAAACCCGTAGGCGCAGCAGCAAACCGCGCGTCTCATTGGTGGCAGCGCAAGAAGGCGTCGGACGTTAAGCGCTCCCTCAACGGGAACGTCCTAGCGATCGAGACTGACGAGGATATCTCTACGCTCAACATGGCGAACACGGCCGACGCCATGACGACCGCACGCAACAACGTCATTAGCAACATTGCTACCGCCCTAGACGCACCGGCAGTCATCCTGCAAAACGACGTGCTGACAAACGGATTCGGGGAAGGTAAGGAAGACTCCAAGGTTATCGCGAACTTCGTAGAACGCTACCGTAACGAGATTGAGCATATCTTTGAGTTCATGATTCCGCGCATACAGGAATTGGCGTGGACAGAAGAATGGTATGCCTCTTTCGTCATGGCGAATCCGTCATATGCGTCGATCAGCTTCCAGTCAGCCACGAACCATTGGCGCAACAACTTTGAATATAAATGGCCCAATTATCTGACTGAGCCTGACAAAGAAAAGCGTGAAGGACAAGAACGCATTTTCAACGCATACAAGACACTCTACGAAACTTTGCAAGCGGGTGTGCAGAATCCAGAAACCAGACGTGCATTGGCTCAGTCGATTGTTGACCTGACGAACAATGACGATATGGCGCAGCTTCTGCCGCAGCCTATTGATATTCAATTCACAGAGGAAGACTTTGCGACGCCTGCACCAACGGAATTCCGTGGTTCAGAACGCGTATCAGAGGACTTGCCCGACGACGAAGCCGCAGGGACGCAGATAGCTTCAAATCAGAAGGTATAAATTATGGCGTGGAAATCCACAATCACAAATATTATGAAACAGTTTGCGGATAGTCCACGCTCCACCAACGACCTCGCCCTTGCTGTTTCCCAAATACGTGAACTACTCAAGCAATCCCCCGACGACGCAATAGAAATACAAGAGCGCGTTCGGGCCACACTGAAAAAGATTCACGATAAAGAGCTAAAAAATCAACCTCCCTCACCCACTGGAACATTCGCCCGTGCACGCGTAGCTCAGTCAGCACAGCAATTACTAGACGAGAAAATCGTACAGTCACTGTCGCTCATCGAACTCAACCGCACAAAGTCTGTAGAAACGACCGTACAACGGTTCGTAGGTTGGGCGTCATCCCTGCCTCCTAAACTCACTGTAGACCATCCTCGACAGGTCATTGAGAAGGTCGAAAAAGGCTTCAGAATCGTTGAAAAAAGCCCGCTTGAGATTAAAAGAGAGCAAGAAAGGCTACGTGAAGCGGGTATAAACCGGAAGGTCAAGACCCATAAGCGCGTGCGGACTTACTCGACCCGATACGTCCAAGCCCCGCCCGGACCTGAGAAAACCGAATCCATCGCGATGAGAAAACTGCGTGCGGATCGGGACAACATCAGCAAGGCGGCAGAGAAAGCCCTTGCCAGATATGAGGCGCAGCGGGTCGTACAGGATCAAAGTCACAAGTTAGCGGCCGGTATTGCCGAGACAATCGCAATCAACAATCAGGCGCTCGGATTCGTGTGGGAACACCACTGGTCTAAACACCCCCGCGAAGACCATGAAAAACGCGATGGGATAGTCTATCTCTATCGTGATTCGCCAATTATTCAGACCGCTCACAGCAAGGGATGGATTCGAAATTCATCCATCGAATACGTTGAGGACTTGCCCGAGATACCCGGACAGGAAATCAACTGCCGCTGTTCCACCTCGTATATCTACAGCCTGTCCGCCCTATATCGAAAAGCGCCCTACATGTTCACTCAGAAATACGTGGACGCCCGCGCTCAGATTGCTTGACCTAGGCAACTATCCCGCCCCGCTCTGATGCGCCGATACAACGCAGTTTAGTAAGCATTTTGTAATTCCATCGATCTGCACTGACTTTTTATAGCTGCTCGACATTGACAGATTAACCGGCTTATGCAGGTCGGCCATTTTACTTTACATAATGGGCGCTAACGATTTTTCGGGGGCCAAATCACCCATTTTCGAGGTGACTAACACAAATTCGGGCTTTTGGACGGAATACATGCACAGGCAACTAATAACGGAGTAAATAAGTGTGCTGAGACAAACAGAAATCATTGAACAACTAAAGGCCGGTGCCGCCTCCCCCATTCCCTACGACAACAGCCTTTACTACCTTGCGCGCCTGACAGGAACGGGGGACGTGTGGCGTTCGAAACAAGGGGAAATGTTCCGCCCGCCTGAGTACTACCTGACCCAAGAGTTTCTAGACCGATGCGCGGGTGTGCCGGTAATCATGAATCACCCTACGGACTCGGCAACGATCAACCCGGCCGACGTACGGATCGTAGGCACGGTAATTCACGCGTTCCCGAACCCGGCCGATCCAACCGAAATCCTGTGCGTCCTCCGGATCATTGACGGTTTCATGCAGCAAGACTTGCTGACCAAGATTCTGTCTACGTCCCCGTCGATTGTAGTTGCAGGCTCAAGGATCAGTGACGGGGTAATCGTAGAGGGTGCGCCCATTGCTGCGCCTGACCACTTGGCTATCTGCGAGTTGGGCGTATGGGATCACCAAGGCCCGCCGTCCGGGAT